CCATATTTCCCAATTACACAGGGTCCCACATCCATAATTGTTGAAAAATCCCGTCCATCCCGTCCAATTACACACGACCGTCTCTTCAAAACACGTGGCAAGCCTGGCAAGCCCCCCTCCAATTACACACCCCGGGTACGCAGAAAATATATTTTATGTAAAGTAAAACAAGAATCGACTGTTGCGTGTAATTCGCTAGAACCCAATATCCATGCGGGTTCCCAGCCATCAAGGTACGTTTCGGCAGGAAGTACTTATTGCCATTACGATCCCCATCTGAAGTACCCCACCCCCTCTAAATTACACAGCGGAATGATTCTCATTTACCTACCAAAACACCCCCCGGGTAGGATTCCTAACCTCCCCCTTGCACAAAGATATATTTATGTGTTACATTTGCCCAAACTGCCGAAGGAGCCTTCGCTGACATGGATGAACTAGTACCGCACATCGAGGAAAACATTCCTCTGCCACAGAACGCTAAAGAGGCGTTCCCTGACTTGTCGCCTGCTGAAGAACTGCAGATGCGAGCCAATGTTATTAAACTAATGTCTGACCTTACGGGTCAGCAGCTAACCCCTACCAAAGATAACGCCGCGCAAGCTACAGAGTTAGCTCGTCAGATGGCGTCTGATCCTAAACTTAGACCCGAGTTTGCTAAATACCCTAACGAAACATTGGCGTTTCTTGCAGGTATGGTTGCACAGATGAACGTATCTATCGTTGAAGAACTGTCTGATCTAAAACTCTACGTAGTTAACAAGCTTGTGCATGAAATAGAACACACACGCGACCCCAAAGCACGCCTTACCGCGATAAGGAATTTGGGTGAAGTAGATGGTGTAGACGCGTTTAAGAAACGTTCTGAAGTTACACACAAAATTATGACTGCCGAAGAGGTAGAAAAAGAACTTTTGGAGACCTTGCAAAGCTTAGAAAGTAAGGTCATTGACGTTGAAGCACGCGAAGTAATAAAGCATGAGTCAAACACTAACGCCTGAGGCTATTTTTAAGCTGCGGCAAGCCATGCCAGCTATGCCTGACAAGCAAAGAAGGCGCACGCTTGAGCTATTAAAGCGATACGATGCTAACATGACCCAAGATATGGGTAAGGAGAGTTTCCTTGACTTCATCAACCACGTCTATCCAGGTTATAAAGTCGGGCCTCACCATCTTAAACTTATTCAAATCTTTGAAGATATTGCTGCGGGTAAGAAAAAACGCGTCATTGTTAATATTGCTCCACGACATGGTAAGTCTGAGCTCATATCCTATCTTGCACCAGCGTGGTTTCTCGGTAAGTATCCTCAGAAAAAAATTATCATGGGGTCTCACACGGCGGATCTGGCTGTTAACTTTGGCCGTCGTGTGCGTAACCTCGTTGGATCGGAAGCTTATAAGGGCATATTTCCGCAAGTAGAACTTCAGTCTGACTCCAAATCTGCATCAAGATGGGGTACTAACTTTAATGGAGAATATTTTGCTATTGGTGTCGGAGGCGCTCTTGCTGGTCGTGGTGCTGATCTATTTATTATTGACGATCCTCATTCGGAACAAGAAGCTAAGACTGGGAGACCGGACGTTTTCCTTCCTGCTTGGGAGTGGTTTCAGTCTGGCCCTCTCCAGCGTCTTATGCCGGGTGGCGCTATCATTATCGTAATGACCAGATGGTCCAAATTGGACTTGACGGGCATGATTGTTCAGCAAACTGAACGAAATGAAGACGTAGATCCGTGGGAAGTGGTCGAATTCCCTGCAATTAAAGACGACGGACAGGCACTTTGGCCAGAATTCTGGGATGTTGAGGAGTTATTAGCCAAAAAAGCAGCCCTGGACATCCGTTATTGGAACGCGCAGTACATGCAAAGGCCTACCTCAGAGGAGGGGGCGTTAATTAAACGTGAATGGTGGAAAATTTGGGAAAAAGAAAACCCTCCCGAATGCGAGTTCATCATTATGTCGCTCGATGCTGCGCAAGAAGCTACCAATAGGGCCGACTATAACGCTTTGACGACGTGGGGTGTGTTTTATAACGAAGAAACACAGAACTTTGCCATCATCTTGCTCAATGCCATCAAGAAAAGGATGGAGTACCCAGAGCTTAAGAAGCTGGTGCTTGAAGAATACAGAGAATGGCAGCCAGATGCGTTCATGGTAGAGAAAAAATCCAACGGATCGGCGCTGTATCAGGAGTTTAGAAGGATGGGCGTGCCAGTAGGGGAGTTTACTCCGGGCAAAGGACAAGACAAAATAGCGCGTGTGAACGCAGTGTCTGACTTATTTGCATCAGGCATCGTGTACGCACCAGACCACCGGTGGGCTAAGGAAGTAATAGAAGAGTGCAACGACTTTCCAGCCGGCACAAACGACGACTTGGTGGACTCGACAACGCTTGCGCTGTTAAGATTCCGGCAGGGTGGGTTTTTACGACTTCCGACGGATGAGCCGGAAGATAATTTTTTAAAACAGTATCGCAAAAAAGCTGCGTACTATTGAAGCGGAACAACTTGTTGGGCCGCGCACTACTAAGGATACATCATGGCGACAAATATGGACAAAGCTCTGTACGAGGCTCCCCAAGGACTGGATCAGTTGGGGGCTATGGAAGAGCCAATTGAGATCGAGATTGAAGACCCTGAGTCAGTAAGCATCCGAGCGGGGGACGTAGAGATTGAGATTGAGCCAACAGAGGACGATGATGAGTTTAGTAAAAACTTAGCCGAAGATATCCCTGATGATGTTCTTGCATCACTTGCAACTGAGTTGATTGGCGACTATGAGTCAGATGTATCTGCCCGCAAAGACTGGGTACAGACTTACGTTGATGGCCTAGAACTATTAGGCTTGAAGATCGAAGAAAGATCAGAGCCTTGGCCCGGCGCTTGCGGCGTGTACCACCCGCTCTTGACTGAAGCGGTTGTGAAGTTCCAAGCTGAGACAATGATGGAGACATTCCCTGCGGCGGGTCCTGTCAAGACAAAGATCATCGGCAAAGAAACCCCAGAGAAGAAAGACGCGGCGGAGCGAGTTCAAGAAGACATGAACTATCAGCTTACTGACGTGATGAAAGAGTACAGACCTGAGCACGAGCGCATGCTCTGGGGCTTGGGCCTTGCCGGTAACGCGTTCAAGAAGGTGTACTACGACCCGTCACTTGGTCGTCAGGTGTCTATGTATGCGCCAGCGGAAGATGTGGTCGTGCCTTACGGTGCTTCAAGTCTTGCTGATGCAGAACGTATCACGCACGTCATGCGTAAGAATAAGAATGACTTGAAACGCTTGCAGCATGAGGGTTTCTATCGTGATATTGATTTGGGTGAGCCTACCCAGACAATGGACGAAGTTGAGAAGCGTATTGCAGAGAAGATGGGCTTTCGTGCAACGCAAGATGATCGGTTCAAACTCTTGGAGATGCAGGTCGACTTAGACCTTAAAGGCTATGAGCATAAAGACGAAGACACAGGCAAAGAGACGGGGATTGCGCTCCCGTACATCGTCACGATTGAGAAGGGTACAACGAACATCCTTGCGATCCGCCGCAACTGGGAGCCAGACGACGACCTCTGCCAAAAGCGTACGCATTTCGTCCACTACGGTTACATTCCCGGGTTTGGTTTTTATAATTTTGGCCTTGTCCATCTTATTGGTGCTTTTGCTAAATCTGGTACTTCTATTCTTCGTCAGTTGGTGGACGCTGGAACTCTATCTAATCTACCCGGCGGATTTAAAACTCGAGGACTACGTACCAAAGGCGACGACACCCCGATCTCCCCGGGCGAGTTCCGTGATGTAGACGTACCTAGCGGCACGATGCGTGACAACATCATGCCCCTGCCATACAAAGAGCCATCACAAGTCTTGGCGGCGTTGCTCAATCAGATCATTGATGAAGGTCGTAAGTTTGCGGGAGCCGTAGAGTTGCAGACATCGGACATGAGTGCGCAAGCACCTGTGGGCACTACGCTGGCTATCCTTGAGCGTCAGCTCAAGACAATGAGTGCTGTTCAGTCTCGCATCCACTACTCGATGAAACAAGAATTTAAACTCTTGAAAGTAATCATCCGCGACTATACGCCACCTACGTACAGTTACGAGCCAGAAGAAGGCGGGCGTCGTGCGAAACAGTCTGATTACGACATGGTTGACATCATTCCAGTAAGTGATCCCAATGCTGCGACGATGGCTCAGAAAGTTGTTCAGTATCAAGCCGCGTTGCAGCTTGCGCAGACAGCTCCTCAGTTGTATGACTTGCCTCTCTTGCACCGTCAGATGTTGGATGTGCTAGGTATCAAGAACTACCAGAAACTTGTGCCAATTAGTGATGACATGAAGCCTCGTGACCCTGTCACGGAGAATCAGAATTTGCTGATGAACAAACCTGTTAAGGCGTTCTTGTATCAAGACCATAAAGCTCACATTGCTGTTCACATGGCCATGGCTCAAGATCCTAAGATTCAACAGATGTTAGGTCAAAGCCCTCAATTGGCGCAGCAGCTTATGGCGGCGGGGTCTGCTCACATTGCTGAGCATTTGGGT